GAGGAGGTTATTGATGATACAAGACCTATACAAACAAAAAAGGTCCTTGGAGTTGAAGTGGCAACAGGAGCATCTAGATAATAATAGATATACTCTTGAAATGGTCAAGATTGATGACAAAGTAAAAAGAGTCATTACTGACATTAAGCTGGAAGAAGCAGCTATTGCCCACAGACAGAATACTGTCGAAGACGCGGCTCCACAAGTTTCCGTAGCTACTTAATCAAAAGCTACATCGCTAATTAGCACTTTTACTGTAGGCTCTCTTGCACTCTATTAAAATGTAGTGTATATTTTACTCACTATACATTTAATAAATGATGAATGCTGACGCGTATAGTCGACAACCCTAGGGACAGTATTCAGATATCTAGGAGGATATTAATATGGCAACAACTACTTTTTCGGGACCGATAAAAGCGGGAACGATCTCAAACACAACAGGAACAACACTTGGCGATGATGTAAGAAACACAGGTCAAGTTGTAATGACTCAATCAATTATGATTGATGCAGCAGTCGCAGCTGGAACAACTACTTACAACGTAGGTGTATTACCAAAAAACTCACAACTACTTACAGCTACAATTAGATGTGCAGTAGTGAGTAACTCTGGTACTTCAGCAACTGTTTCAGTTGGAAAAACTTCAAGCGCAGCATTTTTTATTGCAGCAACTAACGTTAAAACTTTAGGAGAAACTTCTTCAATAGCTAACGGCGCTTTAGATGAAGCTGATAGATTTGGTTCTGATACACAAATTACAGCGACTCTTATAGCTGCAGGAACTACTGCAACTACAGGTCAAGTAACTGTTACTTTTACGTATGTTCAAGCTAACAACCTACAAGACGCAACAGCAGTATAATTAATTAATTAAGTGTGGGCTTCGGCCCACACACAAAATTTAAGGAGAAAATATGTCAGGATATACAAGTGACCAACTAGTAGCCCACGCTACAGCAGATGCACAAATGGTACCTTTAGGACAAAGAGCTAGAATAACAGGAATTCAAGCAGAAGGTGCTGCAAGTTCTTCTATTGTTTTTAAATCTGGTGGAGCAGGTGGAACTGTACTAGCTACATTTAAATTTGGAACTGAAGGAATAGATTTTTATGTTGCTGGTTCTGGAATTCTATTTGATGATGGAGTTTATTTAGATCTAACAAACACTCCAGGTGTTACAATAACATTTACGTAGGAGTAAATTGTGGCTACAATAACTTATACAGTAACCGTAGCAACGGGGACTACTCAATATGGTACCGGTAATAGATATTACATTAACGGAGAGTTAGCGCCTGTCTTATATTTACAAGAAGGTAATACTTATATCTTTGATCAAGCAGATACTTCTAATGATACTCACCAAATAGCATTTTCTACAAATCCAAATAATTCACCTGTAGCAAGTTATACTACAGGAGTAACTACAGTAGGAACTCCAGGAAATGCAGGAGCTTCTACAACTATTAATGTTGCACCAGTTAGAACTACAGGCGCTCCATTATTATTTTATTATTGCACAGTTCATAGCGGTATGGGTAATACTGCACAAACTATTTCACCTACTTCAGAAACTACAGAATTTAATCCTCAAATAGATGATGTAATTGAAGAAGCATTTGAGCGAACTGGAGTTAGAGGAACTAGAACAGGTTATCAATTAAGATCTGCAAGACGTTCTTTAAATATAATGTTTCAAGAATGGGGTAATAGAGGTGTTCATTTATGGAAAGTAAAATTAGCTAAAGTTCCTTTAGTTGAAGGACAAGCAGAATATAGTTATGCATCTGATTCAGAAAATTTTCCAGAAGACATTAGTTCTGTTTTAGAAGCTTTTTATAGAAATAATTCTACTACAACAGATCCGCAAGATGTAGCTATAACTCAAATTAGTAGATCACAATATTCACAAACACCAAATAAATTAACTAAAGGAACTCCTTCTCAATATTATGTAGCAAGAAGATTAAATCCTAGTATTTTTTTATATGCTACACCAAGTTCAAGTGTATCAAGTACAACTACACCAACTAGTTTTCAACTTTGTTTTTATTATTTATCTAAAATTCAAGATGTTGGTGCTTATAATAATACATCTGATGTAGTAAATAGATTCTACCCTTGTATGATGTCTGGGTTAGCTTATTATTTAAGTTTAAAATATTCACCAGACAGAAGTCAAGAATTAGAAAGAAGATATGAAAGTGAATTGTTAAGAGCACTTGATGCAGATAATCAAGGCACATCTACTTTCATTTCACCACAAACTTTTTATGGAGATGGAGTATAATGGCTGGATACGCTTCAGGTAAAAATGCTTTAGCAATTTCTGATAGATCAGGATTAAGATTTCCTTATTCAGAAATGGTTAGAGAATGGAATGGTTCTTTAGTTCATTATTCAGAGTTTGAAGCAAAGCAACCACAACTTTCTCCAAAACCTGTTGGTTCAGATCCAATAGCTTTATTTAATCCTAGACCACAAAGAGCATCCGTTGCAAGTTTAATTTTATTAGATAATAATCCTTTCACAAGTATTATTTATAGTGGAACAACTTATGTAAATGTTTATTCAGAAGATCATCAAAGAAAAGCTGGAGATGTTGTAAGATTTAGAGGACCACCACAAGTAACTTCTGCAGGAACAGGTGGATCCGATGCAAGAAATTTACAAGCTTATGCAGATATTCCAACATTTGATAATGTAAGTGATATTGATTCTGTAAATGGTTTTACAATTGCTTTAGGTCAAATAGATTCAACAGGAAATGTTACAGGAGCAACAACATCTGATCCTTTAACAAATCCTATAAATTATTTTTATATAACAAGCACTAGTAATGCAACTACAGGTAATGTAAAAGGTGGTTTTAATAACTGTTCAGCAGGACCTGTAACACTTGAGGTAATATCATAATGGCATACACTTTAACAAATTTAGAAGACGATATTAGAAATTTCACAGAGGTTAGCTCTAGTGTTTTAAGTAGTTCTGTTCTTGATACTTTAATTAAAAATGCAGAAAATTCTATTTACAGGCAAATAGATACAGATCAAAATGTATTTTATGCTACATCAAATGCTATTATTGGAAATAGATACGTAACTATTCCTGACGATTTAAGAGCAATTAGATATGTACAGTTTAAAGACTCTGCTGGAAATCAATTTTATTTAGAACAAAGAGATACTAGTTTTATGGCAGAATATTATTCTACACCGGATACTCAAGCCGTAGATATACCTAAATATTATGCTAATTGGGATGAAGAATTTTGGGTAGTGGCCCCAACTCCTGATAAAACTTATGGAATTACAATATCATATGATAAAGAACCAGAGACTATAACAGATACTACATCTACTCCACCTCCAGCTACAAATGGAACTTATCTGTCAAATAAATATCAAGATTTACTTTTATACGCTTGTCTGGTAAATACATTTGCATACTTGAAAGGTCCGCAGGATATGTTACAATACTATCAGCAGGCATATAAAGAAGCTTTAGAATCGTACGCTATCGAGCAAATCGGTATCAGACGCAGAGACGAATATCAAGATGGTGAAGTTCGCGCTCAACTGAATGTTAAACCACCATCAAGTAATTAAGGAGATAAAAAAATATGGCAAATATAATACCGTTTAGTTTCAGAGGTGCATTGTTTTCGGGACAACACGATTTTCAAGCATCTGGAGGAAACGCTTTTAGTCTATCTCTGTATGTTGGAAGTGGATCTTTTCCATACACAACAGCAAGTACTGTATATTCAGCTACTGATGAAGTAAGTTCTGGTGGAAGCTCTAACTACGCAGTTAAAGTTTTAACTAGACTTGGAGTTGCTTCAAGTACAGCAGTTGCTTCAGTTGACTTTGATAATGTAACTTGGTCAAGTGCAACTTTTACTGCAGCTTATGCAGCAATTTACAATACAGATACAGTTGATGGAACAGCAAACAGACTAGTAGTGGTTTTAGATTTTGGTGGAGCAAAGACAGCAACGAATGGTGATTTCACTATTACGTTCCCTGATCCGGCTACACCTGCTAATGCAATTATTAGTATGAGTTAAGGAAAAAATTTATGGCGTTGGTAATAAATGACAGAGTAAAAGAAACTAGTACTACTACAGGTACAGGCACGTTAGATCTTGCCGGTGTTGTAACTGGTTTTGTAACTTTTGTTGCAGGGATTGGTAATAGTAATACAACTTATTATGCAATTCACGAACAAGGCACAGCAAATTTTGAAATAGGTATTGGAACAGTAACTGATGCAACACCTGATACTCTTTCAAGAGATACAGTTTTAAATAATTCTTTAGGAACTACAGCTAAAATTAATTTTTCAGGCACTTTAGATGTATTTTGTACAATGCCTGCAAGTAAATCGGTTTATCTGGATTCAACAGGTACACCAGTAGGAGCAGCATCAGCTGGCTTTGCATTAGCAATGGCGGTTGCATTATAAATAGGAAAAAAATATGGCACAAAATTTTAGAAACGATTTAGAACGAAATGTAGGAACTTCTGGAAGTCCTGCAACTCTTGTTACTGGCGGCAATTATGATGCTGTTATAGGAATTAGATGTTGTAATACTTCTGCTGCAACTATCTCGGCTAGTGTTTATATTGTAAATGGAGGAAACAATTTCTTTCTTGCGAAAGATGTAAGTATTCCACCAAATTCTGCAATTGAACTTATCCAAGGTGGGGCAAAGATTGTTTTAAAATCTGGTGATGTTTTAACTGCTTACGCAAGTGCAGGTACATCATTAGATATTATTACTTCTTACATCGACGAAATAAGTACTTAGGAGGAATTATGACGGCAGTAGTAAATGGAATCCAATACATCGGAGGCGGAACGGCTCCAAATGAATTTATACCAAATCAAGCAG